TTTTTACGTGAATTTCACGAAATAATTCTTTATATTTAAAACGAATTATAAGTGCGAAATAATTATAAAAGGCATTTTTTACTTTGCCCCGACAATTCATAATATCTTTTTTTGATATTCCAACTGTAATTTTACGTTCGTCTTTAAATCTTACTTCACCTCGTGCATTTGAAGTATTAATTTGCTTTATTATATGTTCATTATAATAATAAATATCTTTTAATTTATTTTGGTATTCTTGTAATTCTTCTTCTGAAGTTGATACAATTTTAACCTGTTTTTTAACAACACCTTCTTTTGGTTCCCAATATTCAATTATTGGTATTTTCCAAAATACATTATAAATATCAATAGGTTGATCTAAAAATAACACTTTGGTTTTTGTTGATATATACAAATCTTCACACTTTGGTACTATTTCATCTTTTTCATCTTTTTCATTTGATTTATTTAAAAATATTTGTTCATTATTATCAGGCGATCGTAAAAAACGACTCCATTCATCATCAACATCATTCTTTAAGTTATTCATATTATATTCCTTTTTATGGATATAAAAACTTTTTTTTTTAAATCAATTTTTTATAACAAAACATTCATTTGGTTCATAAAATAAATAATAACTTGCTCAATATCATTATTTGAAGAATGAACAACATATTCAATAGTATTTAATAGTTTTTGATTAATTAATTCTATTTTGTTACGTAGTAAATAATGAAAAAACATTTTTAATATACATTTTTTATCACAATTATAGGTTTGACTTTGTTTATTCATATATTGTAATATTTTCTTCTTATTTTTTATTTTTGTTAATTGAATAATAGTTTCAAATATTTCATTTGTAATTATTGTATCTTTGATTTCATCGATATCTTGATTCAGTTGTAAAAAATTAATCATACTTCGTATATCTGAATGATATGTTTTTAAGATAATATCGATTATTGAGTCTGTTAATTTAATTTTTTCACAAAGGGCTATTTTTTTAACAAATTGGTGAACTTCATTTCTGGGTAATTGATTGAAACGAATACAAATAAATTCATTTTTTAAGGTTTCATCTATTTTACTAATATAATTACATATTAAACAAAAACGAACATTAAAATTATAGGATTGTAATAAGTATTTTAATGCTTGTTGAGCATTTTTCGTCATATAATCTACTTCGTCCAATATAACAAATTTTAAACCGGGTTTAAAAAAATTCTGTGTTTTTACAAATTGTAATATTTGATTACGAATAATATCAATTCCTCGTTCGTCAGATGCGTTTAAATGTAATACATTACATTTTTTATTGATTTTATCATCGTTGTTCATATTTTGATACTCATTTATCAAATTAATAATGGTCGTTGTTTTACCGGTTCCTGGAGGTCCATATAATAATAAATTGGGAAAATACTGTTGTTTTATTATATTCGAAAAAATATCACGATTGATTGGTTCTAATACTATATCATCAAAATTGGTAGGTCTATATTTTTCAACCCATGGTATGTTTTCAATATTTTTTATTGTTTTTGTATTGTTCATTATTATATTAAGAAATCAAATTCTATATTATTTTTAAGGATCTTATTTTTAATTTGTAAAAAATTGACTATTATAATATAAATATTATATTATAAAAAGATGTGTGATAAAGGTTATTTAGAAGTTATATTAGGTCCTATGTTTTCAGGTAAAACAACTGCATTAATCGAGCAATTTAACGTAAATGAAAAAAATACGGTAGCGATTAATTTTTCTGGAGATACTAGGTATCACGAATCTAAATTATCTACTCATGATTTAAAAATGATACATTGTGTAAATAGTAATGTACTATTACCGTTGATAAATAATGATGAAATTTTACGTTCAAATATTATTTTAATTAATGAAGGACAATTCTTTCCGGATCTTGTAAATTTTGTATCTCATATGGTTGATTTTCATAAAAAAATAGTTTATGTTTGTGGATTAGATGCGGACTTTCAAAGAAATAAATTTGGTGTTATTTTAGATTTAATACCTATTTGCGATAAAGTTACAAAATTAAATGGAAAATGTAACGATTGTAATGATAAATCGATTTCTTCATATCGTCTTTCTGCAGAAGAAGAACAAGTTGTTATTGCCTCAAATAACTATATACCGCTTTGTAGAAATTGTTATTTACGTAGAAATCATCGATAAACACATTTTATAAATCATATAAAGAATTTTTAACTAATTTGAATATAAATACGTATGGAAAATACAGAAGAATGTGTTGTGAAAAAAAAACGTGGAAGAAAACCAAAATCAGAAACCCAAAATAACACGAATAACATTACAATTGCTATAAATGAAACCGAACATGTTCCAAAAAAAAGAGGTAGAAAACCAAAAGGAGGGAAATTAGTATTAAAACCAAACAATGATATGATAGAAACATCCAACATAGCGAATGTTATTTTACATTTAAAATGTAATTTACATGATATAAAACCCATAGACAGTATTATCAATCCATTATGTTATACACCCAAAGTACCACCAAGTATTTTAAGTTATGAAGAAAATAATAATTTTCAACAATATGATAATCAGCAAAATATAGAGAATGTTGCTTATGTTAATCCACATGATAATAATAAAATACAACAATTATGTAATAAATGCTTAACTAATATAGATGGTACCAATAAAGCGAATAGTGAAGAAGATGTTAAAATAAAAGATATACATCAAAAATTAAAGGAATTGAAATTACAATTATATAAAAATACGAATCCAAATATAAAATCAGCTTGTTTTTGGTGTACTTATGAATATGATAATCCTAGTTGTTATATACATAAATATGAAATGGATCATGAAATATATGGTTATGGTTCATTTTGTCGACCAGAATGTGCAGTCGCTTTTTTAATGAAAGAAAATATTGATGATTCTACCAAATTTGAACGTTATCATTTATTAAATAAAATTTATAGCAAAATATATGAATTTAAAAATAATATTCGTCCTGCTCCTGATCCGCATTTTTTATTGGATAAATTTTACGGTAATTTATCAATACAAGAATATCGAAAATTATTAAAAACACAACATATGTTATTGGTTATTGATAAACCTATGACTAGAATGTTACCTGAATTACATGATGATAACGATGAAATTATATTAAATGCTTATGGTAATAAATCGTCTGCTCAAATAGGTGCATATAAAGTGAAAAGACAAAGTGAAAAAACAAAAGGGCCTAGTAAAAATTCTATTATAAAAGAAAATTTTGGATTAAATTCATCTTAAATTTATCTTAAATTAACTTAAATATAATAAAATATAATCAATATAGTATATTTTATTATGCAATCTATATTCCAACAACGTTATGTTACCTGTTCTTTAATGGGTGGATTAGGAAATCAATTGTTTCAATTGTTTACTACCATCGCATATTGTATTGAAAATAATTCTAATTTTATTTTTCCATACTCAACTGAATTAAAAATTGGTATTACTCGTCCTACTTATTGGGATTCTTTTTTGTCTGGATTAAAACAATATACTACATTTTCAAATAATGAATTAACAAATGAATTAATTAGCAAATTTCCTTCACAACGTGAAATTGGATTTCATTATTTAAAAATACCTTATTATAATAATATTAATAATTTAATGTTACATGGTTATTATCAAAGTTACAAATATTTTGAAAAATATCAATCAACCATATATGAAATAATTCATTTGGAAGAACAAAAGTCACAAATAAAAAATGAATATAATGATTTGTTTCAAAATGAAATTACTGTTAGTATGCATTTTCGTTTGGGTGATTATGTTGGAAAAGAACAATTTCATCCGGTAATGACTGTTGATTATTATCAAAATGCGATTAATTATCTTATATCAACGTTGAATACTGAACATTTTACCATTTTATATTTATGTCAAGATATTGATAATCAAACAGTAGAATTAATGATTACAGGTCTTAAAATAGTATTTCCTACAATTACTTTTGTAAAAGTAGATGATTCAATCGATGATTGGAAACAAATGTTAATTATGAGTAATTGTAATCATAATATTATTGCGAATAGTACATTCAGTTGGTGGGGTGCTTATTTTAACACCAACAAACCTATTGTTTGTTATCCAACAAAATGGTTTGGACCAGCTTTTGGTCATTATAATTTAAATGATTTATTTCCAAAAAAATGGTATAAAATATTATGTTAAACATAATAAAGAATAAACTATAAGAATTGTAAATGGGTAAAAATAAATTACTACAAAATTATAATGCATTAAAATCGTTGCCTTTGGTAAAACAATTGATTCGAGAAAATCAAAATTTAAAACTTGAAAAGAAGGCACTTTTATTACTCTTAAGGTCAACATCAACTGATTGTTGTAATTGCTGTAAACATAATTGCGATAATCATATTGAAGAAATTTCATTACCAGAAATCGTTATTAAAAAAGAACATGTAGATTTACAAGATGATGAAATTGAAATTATTGAACCAAATATAACTGAAAATATCGTATATGAAATATATGAAGATAGCGTTCAGGAACAAGATGAACATTTAATATCTTGTGATGAATGTAATGAAGAAATAGATTGTTGTAACGATTATATACATAATATATATAAAGAGGATTCTCATACCAAAGATGAAAAAACATTATGTGAAATATGTTTTAAAGATACGGAATATGAATTTAAAAAAAAAGGTTATCGATGTGATGAATGGGATATAAATAGTAATAATGAAGATAATCCAAAAATAATAAATAGTAATTTTTTTAATTGCGAAATGTGTGATAATAAATGTTGTAATGATGAAATTATTGAATTAAATAGAGAAACAACTGAAGTAAAAGAAGAATTTATATTATGTACTGATTGTTTTTTAAAAAATAAAAAAACATTACGCTTCGAACTATGGAATGTAGATGATTATGAAGATGATGAAGAGGATGAAGAGGATGAAAAAGAACTTAAAAAAACAAAAAAAGAAGAAGAGGAAGAGGAAGAGGAAGAAGAAGAAGAAGAGGAAGAAGAAGAAGAGGATAGATTTGTTGAATGCGAAGAATGTAACAAACTTGTTGATTGTTACAAAG